TCCATTTTTAAGCCCTTGTAGTTTTTGCTAAGTATGTATATATAATAGCATCTCTACACTAAAAGTCAACCATTATCTAAAAAAAGAAATCTATATAAAACAGTAAGTTATAACTTTTTTCCAGTAATTTGTAGTGTATATCTTGAGTTTTGACCTAAATTAGCTGCCATGTGCTCTACTTCATGGCTCCAAACGACATACTCTCCTGCTTTATAATTGACTATAGGTATATTATCAATTTCAAAATAATGACCACTTTGCCAATCCTCTAGTGCTACTATAGCACGATATACCTCATTTTTTTCACAATTAAATAGACTACAATATTTTTCAAAATGATCTATATGTTTTGGCATAACTATGCCAGGTTTCATTTTGTAAAATGTAAAACCACAATCAACTAGTCCTATTACTTTTGCAACATTATGTACCCAATTAGGCATATTATATTGATTAGCGAACATATCTCCTGTAAAATTTTCAAACGTAAAACCTTGCCTGCGCCAATGTAATATGTCTTTAGAATGAGCAGGTTTGTGTTTGTAATCTAAAGTTTTGTATTCTTCCTGCCATAAAGGTTCTAATTTGCCTTGTCGCCACATTAAGTTTCTCTATTCATTGCTTTTGTTATACCGTATTTTCTTAAATCACCACTAAACAAAGTAAGTTCTACTGCTTTCTTCTCATTAGTTACATATATACTTCTATTTGTTAAGTAGTAAGGACAATCAATAAATTGATCTAAGAAAATAACCACTTGAGTAGTCAAAGGCATGTCTTTAGGGTAAGGAATATCATATACTTCAATTCCAATTTCACTTAGAAGGTCAAATCCATCTTCCGTGAGCCTAAGACCGCCTTTGTGTTTATTTCTTGTATTTCTCCACCATAACGGCATATACTGTTTGACATTAGCATCGCTTATAGCCATTCCTTTTTCTTTTAAGAATATTTTGGTATAAGCTTCTTTGTTCATTCTTGTACTTCTTCACCTTCTATTAGTTTTACAACAGTAAAGTCTGTACAGTTAAACATATCGTTTAATTTTTTTGCAAGATTATGAGCATGTCCTGGATTAGAGAATGCAGTTTTTTTATACTTAGGACCAGGATAATTAGTTAGTGCGTTAGAGCTTTTTAGATTAAAAGCCTTATTTTGGTAAAAGACAGCCCAAATGGCTTCTGCTTCTAAAACCTGTTCACATCTATATGTTTTACTGTTTACTTTTTCTAAAAGTACAGTCGGCTTGGGCCTACTCATATGCGTATCCTTTTTATTATATACGCATATATTTATCTTCTAAATACAATCTATCTAATTATCCCAAGTATTACCGCCATCCATAGTAACTTGTATTATTTCTTCGCTATTGTTGCTTTTTATAAGCAATTTTTCTAGATCGCCATTAAGCCTACTCATGACAATGCCTAGGGTAAACGCAAGATTTTTTGCCTGGGTAATGTCCATGCGTAATTCTTTTGACCTACTATTTTCTGCAGATTTTACTTGTTGAATAAATTGTTGAATAGGTATAGTGTTTAAAGGATCATTTGTTGACACGGCTTAACTCCTGACGCATCTCTAGTTCAGTTTTGAATGGACCTTTGTATTCATAGCGTTCAACTGTAATAAGTTTAGGACAGAAAGATTTAACCCAGCCTTTTTCAAAATGTATTACATAATATCCGGCACAGTACATACTTTTTGATTTTTCACTTTTTGTAAAAAGAGGTAATTTATTTTTTACATCATACATACTGTTATATGGAACAACACTTGTTGGATAAGAATGAACATAATTGTTTTTTGTTTCTGTTTTTTCTTCGGCATCTGACCAAACAATATCAACACCAAATTTCTTTTTCATCTGTCTAGTATTATCAAAGAAACAAGTTTCTGCTGCACTTGCAAAAATATATCTGTCGTCGTCTAACGACATAGTTCCAATTTTTTTACCGTCATTTTCTACAATCCAAAAACGATCTTTGAGTACAGGTTTTGCTTTTAGCGTCATTTAGGATACCTCGCTTGTAATGGTTCTGCAAAGGATGCTGCTTGGTCTGCAATACGTTGCATGTCCCATTTAGCACAGAATTTCATAAGACGCATACCAACTTGTGATATGCTCTTAGGTTCAACTTCTGCAATAGTGTTATTAATTATCTCTCGTATATCTGCAGGTTGCGCAGTCAAATCACAAAGTGTTACGTTACGATTGTAGTCATCTAGCACACGATGCTCTTCACCGTTGTGATCTACCCAACGTTGTAGCATCATATTGTTCCAATTGTAGCCTTTTGTGTCTTTGTCTTCAAATGCTTCAATTAGTCCAACTTTGTTTTTTGTGCCTTTCTTGCGCACACCAGGGTAGGCACTAAAAACATTGTCGCTGGTGTCACCACGCATACACTTCTCAAACAACATAAACGCAGGGTTAGGTGCTTCTTTAGGTAGCTTAGTTTTTTTATCTACAACAGGCTTGCCTTTGTCATCAAAGTAGCCTTCGTGTGTAATTGTAGTATTACTTACCCCGTTATACTGACGTACATTAGGAGCAATAAGTTGTGCAAAGTCACCGTCAGTTGAAATAATAACGTGATTGTCGTTAGGATGTGCTTGTACCCAACCTGCAATTAAATCATCTGCTTCAAGTTGCGGATGACGCATCATAGTACAGTTAGTCTTTGTGCCAATAAAGTCTTTAAATTCATCAAAGATTTCCCAAAACACTTTATCTTCTTCTGCTTGTGCAGGAGTAAGTGCATCACGTGCTTCTTGTCTATTGCGCTTGTAAGGCTCATAATAGTCCTTGCGCCAACTACGTCCTTCTAAACAAAATACAACGTGACTGCCGTCAAAGTCTTGCCATGCTTTCTTAACACTATTAAGTGTAATATGTAGTGCCATACCTACTTTAGTATCAATATCGCCACGTACAACGTGACGAGCTCTAAAGAAAGTATTTGCTGTATCAACTAGTATATAAGTTGCCATTTATTTCTTCTTCCACATATCGTTTCAATTCATGATCACCAATGTCATCGGGTATTTCGTTTTTATAAAATAGTCTATAACTATCACTGCCGTACTTCCCGATTCCATATAACATAGTAGCATCATTTCCGTCCCATGTCAAGTAATCTTCTGACATTTGACGTAGACGCTTTTCACGTACATTTACCATTCCTAATGGTTTTATAATACTTTTGATTGTATCTGGGGTGGTATTTAGCAAGTGTATAGGTGTTGGACAAATACTAAAAAGGACAGGAAGTACTCTTTTTACTTGCTTACGACTGGTCTGATTTAAACAAATTACACCCACCATGTGTTGCCATACAGTCTCTACCTGTTGTTGCACCATTAGATCGTCACGCATTATGATACCTCTGATTTTCCCTTGTCAATAGGAACAACATTAATATACCCAGCACCTCTGTCTGTATCCATACCTTCTTCAGCTAACATATTATAAACAATATCACGGAACCAACGATCTACAATTTCTTCTTCTGGATCGTTATCTACACCATATCCTGCTTCAATCAATTGTTTAATAAAGTATTCATTCCAGTCTAACTCAAAGAATCCGTTGCGAACATTATCTTCGTTTACTTTAACGTCTAGTACATTAACCCAAGGCTCTTTGCGCCGTGTAGCATATTCCTTAGGATCTTTCTTTTTAAGAAGAGCCATTTCTTGCTCTTCTAGTTCTTTTTCTTTCTTTGTGATGCCTGTTATGTCTTTGATAAATTTTTTCATAACTGCCTCCTTAATTTTTCGTATTGCTCTTCAGTATGTATGCCTTTGCTGTACTTTGCAACTTCTTTAAGTTCCCCAGGCATTTCCGAATAAGCTGATGTGGAGTCTTGGAGTGAATCGCCATCCTCGTTCCATGCAGGCTTCCGCCACGTCTTTAACGTTGAGACTGTATTCTTCGCTGCGTCCGCCCAGCGGCATAAGATATACTGGACATTGTACCCCGGCACTCTTGTAAGCGTCCACAGCTCTGCCAACTTCGTCAAAATCATCTTGAGTAGCGACAACAAACTTGAGATAAATGTCACTGCCGTTAACAGTACTATACTGATGAGCGACAACAGGCAGGATAGCAGTATCCCAAGGTTCTCCGCTAACACTAAGTTTTGGGGAACAAGACCACGTGACTGTAAATCGTTCTTGAGTGTTAAGATACTCGTAGAAATCGCTGTGTAAAGGTTGTGTAGTGTTTGTTTCAAATGTAACATTTTTTAAGTCTCGCATGCGTGGATGTTCAAATAGATCAATGTAGAGTCTTTGCCACGCTAACAAAGGTTCTCCACCAGTCAAGATTAAATGAACGTCTTGACCATTATCCATAGTCCACTTACCTTCTGGAGTAAGTGAAAGAAGATGTTCAACCACTTCGTCTATTTCTGCAAGTTTGTTGAAGTGTTTAAACTCTGGATAGATACTAGCGTATGTATCACAACCTGTATGAATGATAGGCAAGTCGTTAAACTCTTTTGTAGTCTTGTGAACATCTTTTGCAATTAGTTCTGCAACTTCGTCGTTGTACTTTTTACCCTCTTTGTGCAGTGTCCAGCGATCTTTTGTTTCTCCTGTACCAAAGTTCATACAACGAAAGTTACAACCAAAAGTACGTAGGAATACACTGGGTACTCCTACGTACTTGCCTTCGCCTTGTACACTATAAAATGCTTCTGAGTATCTTAGTTTCATAGTGGCAGCCTTCCTGTATATAATTCAATTCCTAAACCGATCATGCCCATTATAAACACTGCTATAATAAACACTTGTACCATACGCACTGCAATATAATCACCCATTAGCAGCTAAACTCCTGTTGTAGTTTAATATTGTCAAAGAACTCTTTCTTTGTGCCAGGATCATCTTTAAACGCACCTTTAAGCACAGTTGTTTGTGTAAGACTGCTATGCGCCATAATGCCACGATTCTCACAACAACCATGTGTTGCTTGAATATACACACCTAAGTGTTCTGCACCAGTTGCTTTAGCAATCTCACGTGCAATATCATTGGCAAGTTCTTCTTGTAATGTGCCGCGTCTAGCACACCATTGTGCAATGCGTGTGTATTTGCTAAGACCAATTAGTTTATCTGCTGCAATAATACCAATGTATGCTACACCGCCCACTGGCTGGTGATGATGCGAACACATACTCTTAAGTTCTGAACGAACAACTAGCATACCTTCGTAGCGTTCATCTGAGTCATTTGGAAATGCTGTTGCGCTAGGCATAGGATCGTAACGTCCTGCCATAATCTCATTAAAGTACATTTTAGCAAGACGTTGTGCTGTACCTTTTGAATTAGGATCTGTATGGCGATCAATTACTAGTGCATCTAGTACACTTTCAAAAGCTGGAGTAGCTTCTTTTATTAATTGTTCTATATCGCCTTTCTGCAACACTTCTGAAATGTTGTCGCCGGCCCAATAACGAATGCCAGCTTCTTCTAGTTTTGTTTTAATTTGTAATGCTTTGCTCAACTTATATTCTCCGAGTTAAAGACGAGGATGTCTTATTGTTTATATTATATACTTTATTTAGGTTTTTGTCAAGCATAATAAATTTTTTATGCCATTTGTCCTGCAAGATTTTCCCAATCAGTAGTTTCTTTATAGTTCCCTTTTTCAGGAATAACATTACGAACGCCGCCAGTAGGATCTTTCATATCTCCGTCACGTCTAAAGATTAGATGAACATGCGGATACATACAGGTTTGTCCAGCACTTGTTCCTACATTAATACCAACATTATAGCCTGTAATGTTATTGTCTGCTTCTACATTTTCATTGCCCATAGACACAGCATATCTAAAACATTTTAACAACTCATCTACATTGTTTATTTTTGGAACTACTAATGTATGGCCTTGTGTCACAGGAAATTTATCTCTATACACAACAAAATCTTTTGTGTTTACAATAACGTCTGTCCACGGAGCGCGATTTTCCTGCCTTGCTTTTTCTAGTGTATCATATTTCATAACGGGTACCTTTTTTATTATAATAGCATATGTTTATAGTAATGTCAAATAATAAATACAATATGAAGGATTCTTTTACCTATACCTTCTATGATGTGGTAAAAGACACACAGAGACAGACAGGATATGATTTACCACAGCATGTAGAAGCTTATATTGTGATGCTACTGAGTGATTTCGTAGATCGCGATGATATTCCACCTGATTCAACATTTGCTGAAATGTTCCTTACTATTAAAGATCAACGACAAGCCAAAGCACTTGGTGATACCTGTTTATTCGTTAGCGGTGTGTTTCCTAGATACAAATCAAAGTATGGCATTAATAAAAGGTATTATCAAGATATCGGATCTACATCATATGAAATAGCAAGCGACATGAATGCTGAACTTTTTCCTATACTTGCAAAACATTTTGTGTTTTTAAGTGGATTTATAGAAACAACTATACATTCGTCCAAAGATGTGCAGAGTATCCTTTTCCGTTAGTGTCTCCGCCAGCATTTTCTACTTCAACACCGTCGTATTCAATTGATGTTAGAATGTCTTCACCATTAGGGTATTCAGTGTACACAACCTTTAGTTTTTTTGGATCAAAGTCACCGTAGGTTGTAATAGTACCATCGAAGAACGTACCTTTTTCGCTTGAGTAAAACTGTACAACATAGTTACCTTCGCCTTCAAGATTTTCGTCCGATTCAACAAGGTCAATTTCATAATCGTTGTCTTCCATTACTTTTTCACAGTACTCATCAAATGCTGTACTTTCTACAACATTTGCTACATGAGCACTACTATATTCGTCGTCTGCGACTTCGTCAATAGTAACATAACAGCTACTCCAGCTTGCAC